ACTGTGTTTTCCTATATACTTATTAGGATTTTGTATCTTATAGATACCTTGTTGAAATTTATTTGCCATTATAGCAGTATTTATCTTTAGCGTGGACCTGCGCCTGCACTTGCGTCTGCAGGCAATCCCTTTGGAAATACAAAGGTTTTACCATTTACATTTCTTAATGTTTCTTTTGATGGATTATACGAACCTTTAAAAGCTCTTCCACCACTGCTTGTATTGGTGTTTGAAAAAGGTTGTACAACTGGGTCTTGTTCAACTGCTTGTCTATTACTTAATATACCTGCTAGGTTTCCGTTTATTGCTTGACTTTTCTCTACATTTTCTTCAGCTATATCTTTATCGAGTGAGTCAATATTAAAATGTTCAGGTTGGAACACAACATTGTATAATATTGGTTGACTATCTGCATAACTTAATGTGTCATGATTTATTGTTTGTATCATACAATTATAAAGTGTTATAGTTCTACCGCCTTGTTGACTATCTACATTACTAATTTTTATTTCTTCAAACATGAATCTTTTTGACTTATCAATACTTTTTGCACCAAAAGGAGATGACCCGCCAGTAAAGGTTGGTTCAATAAGATTGTATCCACTAAATTGGCTTTCATCTAAATTATGTCCATGAAAATAATGATTGCTGTATGCTTTCAATAGTGTTTGAAATTGGTTATCTTTTGTATCATAAAAACTTATCGGAATAGTACCAATGGTCATTCTAGTAGGTACATGCCTTTGTCTGTTATATTGATTGAATGTTGTTATCCCATAATCAACATCCGGAAGACCAACCGAAGATACTCTATCAAAAACAAAAGATTTGCCCATACTTTCATCTGATAATTTTATGCCTTCATTCAGCATAAATTCCACGTAAAAATTATATTTTAGACGTGGGAGTAATGTATGATCTCCGTCTACACCAAAATGCTCTGCGGCGGCATTGTATGGGCCGGTACGGCTAACTAGTGCCATAGACTAATCCTTATGTTGCGGTACCAGCACCAGTAGCATTACTTAGAGTTTGATCAGGTGTAGTTCCTGTTAATGTAGCTTGGTTAGCGGCATCAAAAATCTCTGCGTTATCATAACGAACACTTACTGTTACTTGAACTTGTTCGCTACTTGCATATGCTAATTCACCATATTGAATGTTTGAAATATAGCAACCTGCAAGTTCAAAGGTGTCAAGTACACCTGGAGTAGGACTAGCACCATCTAATGTTTCTACTTTCATTTGAAACTTGTATGCTGAACCTGCTCTAGGAGCTGATTGATTTGCGTGATCAACTTGTCTGTTAAGTTGATTATTTAATTCTCTTAATACTGCACTGTCTACATCATCTCTGAGAACACATGTTACTGGATCCCAGGTATGTTTACCTGCTAGATAAATTCTACTGTTGTATGCATCTACAATTGTCTCGTCGTGTGTTAACGCTGGTCTGCTTACACTCACAACGCTACGTGTAGGCGTTGAACTAAAGCCTTCTCCAATAAACGTAACTCTAAAACGATACTGGAGTTTCGGCATGATAGTTGTTGTGTTTCCTGCATTGTCTGGAACACCTAGTGTTGTAATAACTGCCATTGGAATCTCCTCATATTATCGGCTAACAGTATTTATATTGTTTACCCAAAAAATTAGGCGCACTGTGGCGCCTAATTAAGTATTATGTTAATTTTTTTTAGTTTGTTGCGGCTAATGTACCAGTATTCACTAATCTAATCGGAATGTAAATAAATTCTGCCGCTTTTGAAGGTTCAATTGCAACATCTACATAAAATTCATTACGATCAATTCTTGCTGGAGTATTATTGCTTGTATCACACACTACTGCAAAATCATTAAGTCCTCTTCTACTGAGAATGTCAGCTAAGAATCTTTCAAAAGCAACTTTTGCTCTTGCTCTTGTTTGTGCATCATTGATCTCAAACAAGAATGGTCTCGCTAGTTCGTCAAATCTATCTCTGAGATATGCAACAAGTCTTGCAACATTAACTCTGTCTAATGCACTTGTTGTACCGTGTAAAGTTTTTTGTCCAAAAATTACTGTGCCTTGTCCAGGGAATGTTGTAATTGGATTTAACTTTGCAGTATACATACTATCACGTTGTCCTTGTGTAAGGCTTACCGCTTTAAATTCACCTTCAGTAGTAATGTGTCCTACTGAGGTTGCATTTTGTACAACACCTCTTGTTAAGCCAGCAGGAGCGAACCACTGAAAGCTAATGTTGTCATTGTATGCGAATGTATAAAGTGCCATATGACTCGGAGGAACTGCAACTGTTGCACCACCTAGTGGTTCTGTTGTCTGTCCAGCTGGATAGTAAACTGCACTATATGTGTTTTTAGTTACTAGTCCATCTTCTCCGTTTTCTGATGCGTTTGCAGTATTCTGCACCCAATTTACTGCGGCAGTTGGTGTTTTACGCATTGGAGTATCAACAATAATAAATCCTGTTTCACCTCTATCACTGTTCAATGTTACCATTTCGTCTGTTAGTTCAGGATAGTTAGGTGCCGCCAACAAGCTAAATCTGTTGCTTGGATCTCTTAAATCTGATCCTGCGGCAACTGCTTGAATTGCTGTTGCGATTACTTTACGTTGTGCATATCTTCCAAATGCTCCACTTCCGTCTGCATGATTAGCGGCACCATTTCTCCATGCTGTACCGTTCCATGCACGAACTGTGTTTTTACTTTGTGCCATGTTGATAACAATCATGCCTGCTGGATAAACACCTGCACTTGGTGCACCAGTAACTGTAGTTGCTTTACCACCATTACTGTTATCACTTGCTGTATCTGTAATATCAGCAAACAATACACCGTTTGATGTAGTTTGATCTGTATTATCATGTAATACCCATGCACTGTTTCCAACATTACGTTTGTAAATTTTTGGATATGCACGTTCGTTGGCTTGATTCTCGCCTGCTAGTGTTGTATCAACCCAAATATCTCCTGCACTAGGTGATGTTGGAGCAGTTGTACTATAAGTTGGTGTTATTCTTGCATAACCACTGTTGATTGTATACATATCAAGTGCATTTATTGTATTGTCAAACCAATACTGCCCATTTGCAGGTGTTGCTGTTGGAGTATTAGCTTGTGCTTGAAGATCAGGTGTTGTTAATGCACCTACCGCACCACCAGTTACTACTTCTCTTACTACTAGTGTACCACGTGTATTAGCTTGTTGGTCTAATAATAAGTTGCCAACTACGGCTGTACTTGCACTTAATACAGTTGCACTTGAACCATCTTGTGGTACAAAGTCACCAATTGCGCCAGCACCGTCAGTTTGTGTTGTGCTAACACCTTGTACTGTTTTTGCTACAAATGCTGTACTTGTGCTACTGTATGCAAAGAATTTAAGATCAATTCCGTTACCTGCACTAGTTGTTTTAATCCAAATGTCACCAGCGGCTGGTGAGCCCGGTGCACTATAATGTTCGTCATATGTTGCATCACCTGCGGCTAGCGAATTATCAATCAATTCCCATGCACCGCCTGCACCATGAAAGTATTGTAAACTTATCTGTCTAGCGGCAGTAGTTGCAATTTCATTGTCAACATGAATAACAACAAGATATGTGTCGTTAGTTGCGGCACTTGCGGCTGTACTAGGTGTATGATTTGTTGCACCGTCTACAGTTGCCTGTGCGCCTGTTGCGTTAATTTCTACAGTTGGGATTTTATTTTCCCATGTACTGTTTGTTGCACTCCATTCGTGAATACCATATCTGCTTGCGTCTGTGTCTAACCAAAGACCATTTGCAGTTGCATATGCACTAGTTGGAGTTGTTGAAGTTGCATCTAATTGTGCTAGATTCAAATCTGCACGTACCACAAATGCTTGACTTCCTTGTCCTAAATAACTGTACGCCGCCATTAAACCATATTCGCTGGTTTCACTGCCTTGTACTACTGCGGTTCCATTTCTAGTAAATGTTGGATTGCCAAAAAACTGTGTAAGTTCACGTTGGCTGGTAACCTTAACTACGTTACCAGCAACTGCACTTTTTGTTTGTTTTGCAATTCCGTCGGCTTCACTACCAGTGGGATCTGTTTTGTCTTGGCGTGTTGCTATTAGTAGTAAAGGAACAGTACCGCCACCTGGAGCACCATAAGCACTTTCATCTACTACTGAAACATTTACGCCTGGTGATGTTAAAGTTGCCATATTTTTGCTCCTGTGATAAAATAATTTATTACAACTATTTACCAAAT